GTGATTTCCTTACAGAAATGGAGGTTGTTAAAGCATGAGAGGATCGAAATTAATGAAAAAATTAATTGATCAGGAATTAAAAGAGCTGCATGTAGCTTTGCCGGCTAAAATAGAAAATTATGATCCAGAAACTATGATAGCTGAGATTACTCTTTTATCTAAAAAAATATTGAATGATGAAGAAGTTACAATTCCTAAAATAATAGAAGTTCCTGTTGGTCATTTAAACGCCGGTCCTTTTGTGATCAGGCCTCCATATCAAAAAGGTGATGTAGTCCAGGTGCTTTTCAATGAAAGAGCCCTGGATAAATTATTAATTACCGGAGATCCAGAAAGTGTTAAATATAAAAGGAAACATGCTTTTGATGATGCTGTAATAATCAAAGGTTTAAAATCGGAGCAGGAAAATAAATTAAATTCTAACTATGGTCAAGACTTGCTTTTTGAAAATCAAGAAGCTGACAGCAGAATTGTAATGATGAAAGATGGCAGCTTATTAGCCGAGACTAATGGAAATACTGATATAAAAACAACTGGAAATACTACAATCCAGACTGATGGAGACACTAAAATTGATACTACAGGCGTTACAGATATAATTTCCGGAAGCCTAGCCACAGTTACTGCTCCAGTAGTTACGGTAAACGGAGAAGTTCATTTAGGTGGCTCTGGTGGCGAAGGGTTAAGTCTTGGAGATACACTTAAAGCTTGGCTTGATGGTCATAAACACCCTGGAGATAGTGGAGGAACTACAGGAGCTCCTACTTCTTCCAGTCCAGCTACAAGTGGTAAAGTGTTTACAAATTAGGTGGTGGTTTAATGCAAAAAGACAAAAAAAGTCATTTGATTGCAGGTCTGTTGATAGGTTTAATATTAAATTTTTGGTTTGCTGTATTGGCTGGGGCATGCAAAGAAGTTTATGATTACTTTCACCCAGAAAAACACACTGTTGAATTAGCAGATTTTATTTTTACTGTAATTGGTGGAATAATATCTGCGATTATAAAGTCGGTGATTATATGAGAAGTTTTTATTTTGATAAAGACGAAGGCACAACAAAACTTGATGAATTGCATGATATTGAAGAAGTAACAGGAAAAATGGAACTTGAGCAAGCTTTATGGATAAGATTAATGACAAATCAAGGTGAATGGATATTTGATTTAGACTTTGGTCATCCCTGGCTAAAACTTTTTAGAGAGAAAGCTACAGCCAGAGACCACAGAGCGGAGCTTATCAAAACTATTTATAAAGAAAATAGAGTTAAAGAAATTTTAGAAATAAATGTTGATACTTCCGGCAGAAAAAAGAGAAAGCTTGAAATATTTTTTAAAGTATTGACAACTGAAGGCTTGATTGAGTATGCAGGGGAGGTGGAATTCTAATGTCCGATGAATTTGGTGTAACTGAAAAAGGATTTAAGAAAAAAACTTATCAAGATATTGTAGAGTCGTTAGAAGAAAAAGCAAAAAGTTATTTTGGAGAAGATGTAAATGTTTCATCATCCTCTGTTAACGGCTGGTTTATTAGATTATTTGCTTTTAGTTTATCACTAATATGGTCTGTTGCTGAAAAAGTTTATAATTCAGCTTATGTTATTTTGGCAGAAGATCAGAGCTTAGATTATGCAGTATCTAACCTTAATGTAAAAAGAAAAGGTAAAAGAAAATCAGAAGTTTCACTAACTGTTATAGGAACTCCCGGCACTGAGATAGATAAAGGTTGGACTGTTGAAACCGAAACTGATAGCTCGATTAAATTTGAAACAAAATATAATACTACAATTCAATCAAACGGAGAAACCGAAGTTCAATTAATAGCAAAAGAAGCTGGCGAAAAAGGAAACGTACCGGCTAATACTATCACTGTTATTACTCAGCCTATTTCTGGAATTGATTCGATTACAAACCCGGTAGCTGCTGACTTTGGAAGAGATAGAGAAACAAATCATGAGTTAAGAAACAGATACTTCAATCAGCTTGGTCAGAACTCAAGTGATGTAATTGCGGCTATTACTGCAGCAGTATCTAATATTAATGAAGTTAGACAGGTAAAAGTATTTGAAAACGATACTGAACAAACCAATTCTCTTGGTATGCCTATGAAATCAGTTTTTGCGGTGGTTCTTGGAGGATATGAAGAAGATATAGCTCAGGCTATATATACTGCAAAAGCGGGTGGAATAAGAGCTTATGGAGATATAATCACTGATGTCTATGATGAAGGTGGAACGGTCCATAAAATAGGTTTTTCAAGACCTACTGATGTAGATACATATTACACAATAGACCTCACCACTAATGATGATTACCCCGTAGATGGTGATGATCTAATAACTGAAGTGATTGTTTACTATTTAGATGAATTAATTATAGCTGATGATATTATTCACTCTAAAATTACTCAAAAAATTCATGGAGCCTGCAGCGGTATTGTTGATTTTGAGTTATATATTGGCACAGCCGCAAGTCCAACTACCAAAGATAACATTGAGATTTCAGGTTTAGAAGTTGCAATAACTGATCCGACTAAGGTTGTGATCAATCATGGCTTCTAAAATTTTAGAAGCAATGAAAGAAAAATTTATAAGCTTTGTTAGCAAAGACGATGATTCTAATTTTGTTAAAAAGCTTAAAATGTTAGCTGAAGAAATGGAGATTGTTCAAACTGCATTTGATGATATAGAAGAAGTCAAAAATTTAGATGATGCTTTTGGTAAAACACTGGATCATTATGGGGCCAATGTTGGTGAATCTAGAAAAGGTAATGATGATACTTTATATCGCCTTTTAATCAGAATTAAGATAGCAGAAAACACCAGCGACGGCTCGATACCCCATATAATAGATGCTTTAAGTTTAGCAATAGATAGGCCAGCCGAGGATATTTATGTTCAAGAGGGTTGGCCTTTTGTAACTGAAGAGCAGCCAGCATCTATATTTTTATCATTCCCTTCTGAAGTTTTTAGTGATTACAATATCACTTACGAAAGGTTTATTAATCTTTTTAATAATGTTGTAGGTGGTGGAATAAGTACTGATTTTTTCTTAATCGAAGAGGATGACATCAATATTGTTGCCACAATGCCTTATACTGAAATGTCTACATTACCGTATTGCGACACTATTAAAACGGGAGAATGGACCAATCAGTTTACTGGTGAAATATATTTGAGTAATGTATATGAAAAATATTCGACTCAAAAACAGGATTATCCTTATTTAGCTGGTTTATATTCCGGCAGCACTGATGTTGAATATCCTCAAGGAATAATCGACAGGATGATTGTTCAAGAAATTTACAGCACCACTGATCAAATATTCCCTTTTGCAGCTAATTTAATTTCTGGAGGGTATGAAGAAAGCAATAAAGGTTATAGTTTTAAATCAATACTCAACTTTAATGTTGATTTTGAAAAGTATACTAAAGATTATAATTACTGCAATACCTTTAGATGCGGGGAGGTGGCAATATGATCACAAGTGCAGGCCTCAATAAATTAGCACGAGAAACTGACAGTTTTATCAGTCATGGAACTTATACTGTCGATGGCCAGAAAAAAGAAACTGACATTTATAAAGTCAAAATAGATGGCAGCAAGCTTAGAATTTTCCTTTATTTAAACGAGTCTGAAGGAGTAGGGGATCTTACAAATTTTGAGCTAATTGATGATGAGGGAAGTGTTTTTGCTAATAAACCTGATCAGATAGAAAAAGGAGATCTTAAAGGTTTGTTGATCGCTTTTGATTTTGATATCCAGGAGGTGTAAAAATAAATGATATATGATGAAAATTATACTCCACTCGAGTGGATAGACCATGTAGTTGATGGAGACGGTAATGTCATACAGCAGGGTACAGTTATAAGTAAAAAGAAAATGGAAAGAATAGAATCCGGTGTTCAAACAGCTTTAGGACCATCAGGAATACTCGCTTTCCAGACTCTGCAATTTGTTCAAAAGCTCAACCAGGAATTTGAAAAGATTAAAAAACAAAAAATAATGCAAGGCGAAGTCACCATTGCTGCTAATAATTTTACAGCTGTAGCTTTAACCGGCTTTGTACAGTATGATGCACCTGATTATCAAGTAGTTACTGAGCTTGTATCTGGTGACCCCGGCTTTGTTGGTGACATTAAGGTTTATGATAAAACTTCAAACGGCTTTAAAGTAAGATTTACTGGAAGTGAAGATGAAGCCACTATTAAGTGGACTCTGATTAATTTTGATGTCAAATAAGGAGGTGCAGCAATAGATGATAATTAATGATTTGAATACTGGAGAAAAAGCTGACTATTCCCTAAATGGGAATTTTTTAGTTTTAACTGTTTTAGATAAAAGCATTGGCCTTGATTTAGAGGTGATGCAGGATGATGAAAAGAAAACTGTCGATATTTGCACTAATAAAACCGGCAATCTGGTTGAAGGCATAGACAAATGGTATGTAGCAAACATAACTATTCCTGCAGCTGAGTATGAAACGCAGGACACTGGAGAAGTGGACGAAGATGGAGAAACAGTTTACGAAAAGGTGAAAAAACCATTTAATTTAGATGAAGTTGTGCTCGATTTATGGTCTTTACCTAATTATATTCTAAAACAAAATCAAAAAGAGGAAGTGATTAATTAATGGAACCTTTTGTATTTAGTATAAAAGATAGTTACAGAGCAGCAGTAGAAGCTCAAACAGGAGGAAGAAACACAGTTATTTATGATGATCAGGGAAATCCTTCAGTCATGTATCGACTGCCTAAGTTCAACTTAGATGATGTTGTAGACACCTGGCCGAATGAACCTCATCCAGCTTTCATTGTTAATGGTGTGGTTAAGGACGAGCTTTTCATTTCAAAGTATCAAAACATCATCAAAAACAGTAGAGCTTATTCTATTCCTAATCAGGACCCGGAAACATATGTTGACTTTGATGAAGCAAGAGCTGCTTCATTTGCTAAGGGTACCGGCTGGCACTTAATGACCAATGCTGAATGGGCCGCCATTGCACTTTGGTGCAGGAAAAATGGTTATGAGCCTAGAGGTAATAATGATTATGGTCAAGATATTTCTGCTCCGCACGAAAAAGGTGTAAGAACTTATGGTAGTGGATATAGAGTGGCAACCGGATCAGGTCCTGCAGCATGGTCACACGACGGAACGCTAGCAGGAATTTATGATTTAAATGGAAACGTTCGTGAATGGGCAGACGGCCTCAAATTAGTAGACGGGAAAATTTGGATACATGATGATAATGATTTCCAAACTGGAAATAATGCAGATGATAATTCAGGCTGGATTGACACCGCTACCTATGTAGATGTTAATTCAGGAGGAGACACCCTCCAGCTTGATAATGTAATTGACAACGTAATGGGTGAAGCAAGCAGCGAATATATTTCACACGAATTTGAAGCAATGGTAGCTGACACTGAATTTACTGTACCAGATGTTTTAAAACACCTTGCACTATTCCCTGTTGGCACAGATTATAATGGAGATTATATTTATGCTAGAAACTACGGAGAAAGGCTGTCGAACCGTGGTGGGAACTGGGGTTACGGCTCCAAGGCCGGTGTCTTCCAGTTGAACCTGGACCGTGGGCGTTCGTACTCGTACAGCAGTCTCGGCTTCCGCTCCGCTCTAGTCCATTGGCCAGAAGTTGATGACCTACTGGGTTATCATCCAGTGCTGTGGAATAAAGGGGCTTTCTTCCCTGCTGAGATACCTTTTGGTCCCTCCAGCAAAAAATATAAATTGCCGGGGATTCAGCTAGTAGCATAGTCGAAAGCTGTTACACCCGGCCCTTTTCTTTTAAGGAGATGATATTATCCCAAAAAAGATAAAAAATATATACCCCAAAATATACAATTTTGAAAACCTGTATTTAGCTTATAAAGAAGCAAGAAAATCCAAAAGATTTCAGCACCAGGTATTAAAATTTTCATCACAGTTAGAGTCTAACCTTATTCAAATTCAAAATGAATTAATACATAAAACTTATAAACCTGGTGAGTATCACCAGTTTTACGTGTACGAGCCAAAACAGAGGTTAATCATGGCCCTGCCTTTTAAGGACCGTGTGGTCCAGTGGGCAATCTACAGGCAGATTAATCCTATATTTGACCGTATATTCTACGAATATTCATGTGCATGTAGAGTTGGGAAAGGCACTCATTATGCTGCAGACCAACTACAGTACTGGTTAAGGAAATTAGACCGCAGTCCGGGTAAAACATATTATCTGAAAGCGGATATTGCTAAATATTTTTACAGAATCAACCACAAAAGACTTATTCAGATTATTGGCAGAAAAATA